AGCGTGTTCCTGATGTATCCTCTGGGTCAATCCAGTTGGTTCTTTGCTCCCTCTTTCGGTGTGGCAGCAATCTTTAGATTTTTGCTGTTCCTACAAGGTTTCCACAACTGGACGTTGAATCCATTTCATATGATGGGTGTAGCAGGTATTCTTGGAGGTGCTCTTCTGTGTGCTATTCACGGTGCTACTGTGGAGAATACTCTCTATGAAGATAGCGATCAGTCGAATACTTTTAAGGCTTTTGAACCTACGCAAGAGGAGGAAACTTACTCGATGGTTACTGCGAACCGTTTCTGGTCACAGATTTTCGGTATTGCTTTTAGTAACAAGCGTTGGTTGCATTTCTTTATGCTCTTTGTTCCCGTCATGGGTCTCTGGACAAGTTCTATCGGTATTATTGGACTCGCTCTTAATCTTCGTGCTTACGACTTTGTATCTCAAGAAATTCGTGCGGCAGAAGATCCTGAGTTCGAGACGTTCTATACCAAGAACATTCTGTTGAATGAAGGTCTTCGTGCCTGGATGGCACCTGTGGATCAACCTCATGAGAACTTTGTGTTCCCAGAGGAAGTCTTGCCTAGGGGCAACGCTCTCTGATATAATGGAGGGGTCAAACCCTCCTTTTTTTATGCTAAGGCACCTTAAAAATAAATAATGGTAAGTTGCATTACTATATGGAACTCTATCACTCCTCTCAAGCTTACTTGTTTAATCTACGCACAACTAGTTCTGCAGAAGCAAAAAGGATTTGGAGGAGAAAGATACGAGAACGATGGGATCATAAATGTGCATATTGCGGATCAGAAGAACGAATCACTATTGATCACATTGTCCCACAGTCCAAAGGTGGTCTAGACTACACCTACAATGTTGTTGCTTGTTGCGAATCTTGTAACCAGTCAAAGAGTCATTCCCCATGGAGGGAATGGTATGAGAATCAAGAGTTCTTTACTGAAGCAAGAAAAAATGCTATTATTGACTGGATGGAATCTAATAATCCAGTAGAAAAACCACAGAGAGTTCGTTATCCTCAAAGGAGAAACAACGCCTCTTAAATATTCTTTTTCCTATATAAAAAAACAATGACCTTCACAATTTACTCCAAAAACGGTTGCCCATACTGCACTAAGATTGAGCAAGTTATGAGACTTGCAGAACTGAAGCATGTAGTATACAAACTTGACACTGATTTTTCTCGTCAAGAATTTTACCAGAAGTTTGGACAAGGATCTACCTTTCCACAAGTGACTCTTGATGAGAAAAATCTTGGAGGTTGTACAGACACTATTAAGTATCTAAAGGAACAAAGTCTAGTCTAATGGAAAAAAACTCCTTTCACGATCTATATTTCGATGTAGAAGTTGCTATTGATAAAGCCTTTGATGGAAAACAACTCATTAATCTTTATCAATATCTTGAAAGTAAAGGAGCAAAAAGAGATCAGGTAGAAGAGTTTTTATCAAGTTCTACCTACTCAGAAATTAAGAATCTTGTTCAGGATTTAAGTGAGTATTTGGAGGGTGGAAACGACAGCACTCATAAACAACTAAGAGAGGGATATGGTCATCTCCCAAAACCTGAAGCAAGAAAAATAAGAAACTATTTACAACAAATGCTTGACGATGCGGAGAAATATCATTATGATAAAAGACCAGGGAGGAGAAAAAAGCCCTCTAAATAAAAATGAACCCGAACCAAATCGGGGGATAGAGTTACTACTAAGAAATAGGAGGAGGAAACCAGATCCACCAAAAACTTTCCAAGTAAAGTTTGGTAAGATGATTTCTCTCTTCCGTAGAGAGATTACATTTCACTTCAATGTTTACTTAGACATTAGAAAACATAAAATCTCTGGAGAACGCAGATGTTAGCAGTAACCCTCACCATCGGAACATTAGTTTCTATCATGTTCTTTTTCGTAGGAGGTGTGGTAGGATGGTTGGCAAAAGAGCATTTCTATAATACTCAACCAGTTTATACTCACCCAGAGATGTTTGATGAAAATGGTAACATTGTCCCTGATGAAATTTTAGCAGTACGATTTGAAAACAGTTATGACGACGACTACTACGACGACGAAGAAGAAGACGGTTGAGAAACCTATTCCAGAACTTCCAATCAATCCATTTGCTTTTGAAGTTCTGGAACTTGCATCTAAACAACGATCAAAAGCAAAGAAAGTAGAGGTTCTTAAAAAGTATGAGCATGACTCTTTGAAGGCAATCTTTATTTGGAACTTTGATGAGTCTGTGATTTCTTTGCTTCCCTCTGGAGATGTTCCTTATGGTGAAGCAGAGGATCAATCAGTTTATAGCGGAAGTCTCTCCGATAACATTGCTAGGGAAGCAAGAGGAGGAGAATCTGCAACAGGACAAGATATGGATGGAAGAGGCAAGTCATCTCTCCGTAAAGAGTGGACAATGCTGTATAACTTCATTCAAGGAGGAAACGGTGGACTGAATACAATCCGCCGTGAGATGATGTTTATTAATCTTCTGAGAGGACTTCATCCAAAAGAAGCAGAGATCATTATTCTCACTAAGGATAAGCGTCTGGAAGAAAGGTATAAAATTTCTCTTGATGTTGTCCAGAGTGCATATCCAGATATCAAGTGGGGAGGCAGAAGTTGAAGATCACAATCATTCATGAAAAGTGTGATTTAGAAGTTGCTAATATAAGGGAACTTCCTTATACCGCATATGTGGTAAAATATAAAGAAAATGAAACAGTGTATCATGATATCGTTCTCTCTAACAAGAGAGTTGATATCTTTGATCATTACTGGGACAAATATAGGGAAGGATTTATAACAATGTATCAAAGTGAGGGAAGAGTTAATCCCAAACTTTGGGGGAACACTCCAAAGAAAAAGAGAGGAAAGAATCAATGAGTGCTGGATTTGGTGGAGCAGGAAAAGAGAACCGAACAGGAAAGGATGCAAAGATTGAAATCGATCTAGACGCTGTTGCTGAACTCACAAAAAAGTATAAGAAGATCAAAAAGTATATGAAATCAAACTACTATGATCTTCTTCAAATGAATGGAACTGAAAAAATTGTAACTAACTTGCTGAAAGACGACGAAGATGGGTAAGCATTACTTGTTAAACCTTTATGGGTGCTCATTTGTTTTATTGGATGATGAGCGTTGTCTCATTGACTTATTGGAATATGCTGCTACTCAAAGTGGTGCAACAGTGATTCAAACTATTTCAAAAAAGTTTGAACCACAAGGAGTTACTGTAATCTGTTTACTTTCTGAAAGCCATATTAGTATTCATACTTGGCCAGAAGAAGGAAAAGCAGCAGTAGACGTTTATACTTGTGGGGAGTGCGATCCAAAGATTGGATGTGATATTATTATTGAGCAACTCAAAGCTACTGATCATACACTTAGTTACATTGAGCGTTGACATTTTGAGTAAATAGTATTATGATGCAGTGTATGTACTACCTTTATCATGGACTATAAACCTTATTCGCCTGAATGGCATAGGAAAAGATATCTAAAAGAAGCTCTTGATAAGTATCTCGATGATTATGTTGACCCTAGTATCATTCTCAATGATATTAGAGATCTATTAAATGTCCGTTCAGAAGCAGCGTACCAAGAGTTCACTAGAATCAATCAACTAGAAAACTACCTGTCGGAAGAGTAAAATGCTTTCAACTCAATACAGACTACGATTAGAGTTTATTTGTAAGTGTATTGCGAATAGAGAAGAGGTTAAGTTAGAAGATATGATTTGGGCAGAGAAGTTGGGTAAAGCAAATACCTCTGCTAGAGAGATGCTTAAAAGGGCAAGGGGACGTGCTGCCAACCCTGATATGCAAGAAGGGAGTATGGACGATTTCATGAATAAGATGGGATTAGGTGATCCTGATCCATCGAATCATCGCACTGGATTTGGTAGTGCAGATGAAATTGTAGATTGGTTTAATCAAGATAAACCCGATGATTGGAGGCAACGTGACTGAAAAGATTACAGCGATTCTTTACACAGATGGTAATCAAGAATGTGAACGTATCCGTATGCTTCTCAAAAGTTTGGGTGGAGAGTATCGTGAATATATTCTTGGTGCTGATTTTAGTGACCGTCAGTTCCGTGCTGAGTTTGGTAAGGACGCTCAATATCCACAGATCACTATTAATCATGAGCACATTGGAAGTTTAAAGGAAACACTTCAATACTTTAAACAAAAAGAAGTCATATGACCTACGATGAGTTTGTAAGTAAGAGCCCAGAATACTACATGGACATGGTGCGTCTTATCGACATCAAACACAAATATCGTATGAAATTTACAGAAGAAGAAAAAGAAATAAACACTTTAATCATGGAAGTTCAGGAAGCGAATAAGATTAATGAACTGAGAAATCGATTTGAAAAACTTTGGGACTCACAAGATTAAAAAAATATAAAAACAGTATTACATTTTACAAAGTGCATTGACTATATACCTTATAAGGTCTATAATGACCCTACGTTCATCCCATTCGTTGTTTGCGAATAGCGAATGAGACGCAAGTAAGTCGTAGGAACGGAGCGTTCATCCCATGTTAGATCTCTTATTTGCTACATTACTATCCTGTGAAGATGCTCAAAGAATCATTGAGACTGCGAAACTTAATAGGACAGAAATGCCTAAACATATGGTGAGAGAAGTGGTTGAAACTGTTAAAGATTCAACTTCTGGGTGTAACTGGGACGCAAACGACTGAAGGAACGGGGCTTAATAATCCCTAGTATTTCAGGAGTAAACCAATGGCTAAAGTCGTATATCGTGGCACTGCTTATGACACTGAAGAGCGTCGTCAGCAGCAAGCACAGCAGCAACCCCAACAATACAACGAAAACTATCGTGGTGTTCGTTTTGTAAAGGAGGCAAAGTGATGCCGCAGAAACTCAATCCTCTTCAACTCATTAAAGAGAAGAAGCAGAAAGAAGATCGTCGTCATCAAGCAGCACTTTGTATGGCAGGAAACTGTCAGGCAGGTAAAAAATGATTGCTCTTATCAGTGCTATTTGCGCTGGATC